TTGACCCCGGTGATCCGCCGCACGTAGTGGTGGATGAGGTTGAGCGTCAGCTTGTCGGGCCCGCGCTGCGTGGGCGAAGGGTAGCGGGTGGGCGGCACGGTATCGCCGGGGCCCATCAGGGCAAACATGCCGAGCAGCACATCGCGGACCGTCTCGGTCAAGGCGCTCGCCGGGTCGATGATCTTCCCGGCGATGGGAGCAAAGGGCAGCGCCGAGCGCAGGTTGATGCCGGTGGCGTCCAGGGTCTCCACGATCCCGACTTCCAGGAGCCGGGGCCCGACCGGCACCGCGATGCGGTTGCCCTGTACGAGCTGCGCGCGCGGGTCGGTGGTGGTGTTGATTCGCACCGTGGTGCAGCCCGCAGCAGTCGTCAGGCTGCCCTGCCAGTCGGGCCCATACCCTGGCCCCCCCTCAATCAAGAGGTCGACTGCAACAAAGCGGTCGGTGGCGTCGCCAAAGATCCAGTCATGCCCCCCGATCTGCACAAGGCCGGGGTTTGCATCGGTCGGGGGCCGCGGAGCGATGTTGGTCTGAATCGACCCAAGCCGCAGGCCAGACAGGTGCCGCGCTCCAGGGATTCCCTGCGCGATGCAGTTCGCGGTGCCTGGACCGCGGTAGATGTCGTAAACCCAGCCCTCGGAGACGCCAGGCTCCATCAGCATCCAGGTCAAAACGAGCGCTCGGTTGCCACCGCCCAGGCGCTCCGCCTCCGCTTCCTCGATGCGGCGGCCCCAATCCTCTTCGCTCTCCAGGTCAGCCCCGCCGGAGAGCTCCAGCACCACGGCATCGGGGTCTACGCCGGTGGCCGGCGCGCTGACAGTGAGCTCGGTCTGGTAGGCGAGGTTTCCATCTGGGCCGGCGAGCTGCGCCTGCACAGGTACGGCCGCGCCAGCCAGCGGCGCCACAACGGACGGGTCAGGGAAGGTGCGCGGCGCCAGGATGAAGCGCCCGAAGATCTGCATCGCCCCGCCGCCAGGCAGATCCTTGACGACATAGTTAAAGCCGCCGATCTGCACGACATCGCCGGCGACCATGCCCGTGGTGTCGGAGAGCACGCACCTGTCGGGCCGGTTGTCGTCGTACAGGATGACGGTCTTGTTCGACCAGCCCGCGAGCGTGATCGTCTTGCTCGCGGTGCTAAGAAGAACCGTCCCGGCCTCGGCGGTGAACGTGGTCCCCGATGGCTGGATGGAGCCGGCGACCCCGGTGATCAGCACAAAGCCGTCCGCCTTGGCCGCTGGCTTCTGGTCCAGGTTCAGCCGCTTGGCGTGGCGCTTGAGGTACTCGCCGCGCGCTGTGCGCGGGAAGATCTGCTGCACCGCAAATTGGATCTGCCCATAGACCGAGATCACGGTTGTGGCCATGACGCGGGCGGTGTTGTCGTAGTCACTCCCGGGCCCCAGGTTCACCTGCTTTATCAAGCCGAGGAATCCGTTGCGCGCCCGGGTGTACAGGTCAGAGACCTTGGGGATGCGAATCTCAGTGGCCATGGAGCTAGCTTAGCCGCAAAGGGATAAACCCGGGGCGGCCGGTTCCGTCCACGAAGCTGAGGTCTATATCCAGTACGCCGTTTACTTCATCAACGACGGTCGTTTTCGTGGTGACGCTGGTGATGTAGCCCGGCTCCAGCAGCGGCTGCAGACACCGCTCAGCCTCTTGCTGGATACGCACGTCGATGTCCTCATAGAGCTTGTCTGCGACCTGGCGCCACTTGGCCCCAAGGCCCGGGAACGCCGGCGAGCTGTTGTACTCCAGAGAGACGAAGAAATAGACCTGAGTGCCTAGCGTCTCGTCCACCTGGCGTTCACCAAGAACCATGACGTAGTCCTGGGTGGCGGGGTCGATTCTTCTGTTGATTCGTGTCGCCATGGCCGTAGAGTCGCATGGAGGCGCATTCTCCGCCCAGCCAATCCCCCACCATGAAGGAGTCGACGATGGCCATGAAGCCCAAGCCGCCGAAGAAGCCCCGGCCCAAGCCCTGCTAGTGCGCTGCGACTCGCTAGGTCCTGCTACTCAATGAAGACCAGCGAGCTGCAGCCGCCCGGCCCGATCTTTCCCTTGAGCTTCCACGTCTTGGTCACCGGGTCTCCGCTTCCGGGGAAAGCGAACGGACCAAAGACCACCGGGACGCCCCCCGCGTTGTCCTGGTAGGTGAACGTCAGCGTCACGATCGGCGGCGCGCCGGCCACCGTAGACACGAGCGTGATCGTGCCGAGGTCGACCGGGTCATCAAGCCGAGCTGCCTTTTTTGTGGCGCGCAGGCCGATGAGGAACTTGTCATCGGTGAGGCTCAGCCCGTTGGGCTTTGGGCCCACGGAGTAGAACTGCGACTCGCCGCTCACGAGCCTTTTGACCTTGTCGAGCGCCTCAGTGACCGAGCGAGCGGCCAGGTGCACCACTTCGAGCAGGCGCCCGGCCTGCATCGACAGCATGTCATGCCCATCCCGATCGTCCATCGGCCGGCTGCGGTGCCCGGCTGGAAAGCGGATGCGCACGCCTTTTTCTTCTCGTCCGTCTTCGTGGATGAGGTCGCAGACGACCTCGCCCGACTCGTCCATATCAAACGCTGTCGCTTCGCCCTGCCTGGTAGTCATAAGCAAATCCTATAGGACGATGGAGTTTTTCGGCACGAGCGTGAGCGTGGTCTGACTGACGCTGTCGCCGCGCTCCTTGCGGATGACATCGCGCTTGGTGATAAACGCCGAGGTGTCGACGATGGGGCGCTGCACCTCATCGCGCAGGTGGCACATGGTGTTGACCGTGTAGTGAAATCCTCGCTCGTCGCGATGCTCCTTGAGCACGTATTCCCAGGCCTTGGCGTGGGCGTTGCGCAGGGCGAGCTCGCGCTTGGCGATGCGCAGCGCCTCGGCGTTGCTGGTTGGGTTTGTGTCGCGCAGGTAGCGATCGCGGCGCCACAGAAACTTCCGGTCTGTCTTGGCGGTGGCCTGGATCTTGGGCTTCACCTTTTTGGTGCGGGTCCTGTGCTTGGTGGTGGGGTCTTCTCGGTGATACAGCGAGCCCCGGCCGAGCACATGCACGCTGGTCGCCGTGCCGTTGTGGCTGCGCGTCTGACCGCCTGACTGAATGTTCCCGTCGTTACTTGGGCCCCTGCGACGGAGAAGATGGAAGATCTCTTCCTGCTCGTAGTCTGGGTAGATAAACGCCAGGTCCCCCTGCGCGGTGAAATACATCAGCACGCCGATGTTCTCAGCGTGGCGCTCCAGAAAATCCCACTCGGTTTCGCCCGGGTGCGGGCGGACCTCGGCGAGCGTCGCCTTGTTGAAGTTGGGGGGCGCGGAGCCCGACAGCTTGAGGCTCGCGGTTCCCTTTGAGGTGCTCACCGTCTTGCGTGACTGGATCTTCTTGCCTGACAGGATGCTGCGGTTTGCTTGGTCGTCAGCGACGATACCAAAGGAAATTCCATTGCCGCGGTAGGGCTTGAGGATCTGCTCGGCGACCTGAGGCAGCGTGGTATCGCCGCTGATCTGCAGGTGCGGATCGACCTCGTTGTTGAGTAGGACCGTCGCGGGGTCTAGCCCCGAGATGACGATTGATTCGATCCCGGCGTCATCCTCGCCCACGTACTGCTCCTCGATGATGCCGGTTCCCAGAAGGAGCCCGCCCATCTCCAGCTGCACGACGGCATCGGGCTGAGTGAGCATGCAGACCGCTTCAACGTATGACTCCGGCGGCTGGTCCTGCCCGCCGCCCGTGAGCGCCAGGCTGAACTCAAAGGAGTTCGCCGGCGTGAACATGTCCTCAGTGAAGCGGTAGCCGTTCCAGGTGGTGAGCTTGCGGCCCGACTGACCAGCGGGCCCGGTGAGGATCGAGAGGTGGACTTCGTCTGCTTTGATGACCTGCGCCATCCGACCAGACTACAGGTCGAGCACGCGCAGCAGCTGCCCCTTTTTCCACTCGGGGCCTTCGGTTGGGTTGAACTGCCAGATCTCGTCGGCCCTGTCTGGATCTTCATACAGCCGGTGCGACAGCTCCACCGCAGTCATGGTGCGGTCGACCTCGAAGGTGATGCTCTGCGCCTGGCCTTCCAGGTTCTGCTTTGAGCCCGTGATGAGGTCAGCCTGGGTCTTGTAGAGCATATCGAGCATGTCTGAGTTCGCGCTCAGCAGCATCTCGGGCAGGGAGATGATCTCGTTTACCTGGTCCTGGACGTACTGCAGCTGCGCCTGGACATCGGCAACAGACTGCTTCCCTTCCTGGATGAAAGCCTCCAGCTTGGACACCGCGTCAAAGACCGAGTTCTTGGTGAGCACCTTGAGAAGGCCCGCTGAGGGCTTGGCGAAGTCGTCAAGCGGCCCAGGGACCTTGCCGAGCACCGCCAGGCCGGCGTCCACCAGCGCGGCCGCTGTCTTGGCGCTGGCGATCCGGTTCCACTGCGTCGTCTCGAAGGTCTTGGCTTGCGGGTCGGTGACCTGCACAAAGACAAAGTCCACCATGCAGCCGTTGGCGGTCTGCGTGCTGTAGCGGGGAGTGAACTGTTCGAAGTGGCCGTAGACATCGCCGTAAAGGCAGTGATGCAGCTTGCCGTTGCGCCCGAGCTGGTTGCGGCGCCGCATCTGCATGAACTTGTCCGGCCAGAGATCTTCGTAGCCCTCAATGCCGTTGAGGAACGGAATCTCTCCGCTCCAGGACAGCGGCGCCACCGCCTGCGGGATCGTGTCCTGGAAGTTGCGATGGCTGAACGGGTAGTTCGACCAGACCATCATGTAGCCGCTCTCGGTCCACTGCGTCATGGGCAGCGGGCCGATCCCGTCGTAGTAGACCGAGGCGCGGTACTTGTCTTCATTCCCCACGGTGAGCTCCTAGTTCTGCCCGGCTTTGCTGGGCGCGCGGGTGCCGCTGCGGCTGGCCTTTTTGGTGTCGTTGCGCTTGGTGGTGACCGTGGCGCGCAAGCCGCTCTCGACCGTCAGGTTCACGGTAACGCCGCGGCTGGCGAGCTCGCGCTGCAGCGCGTCCAGGGTGGCCTGGCTGTTCTGCAGGTTGGCGGCTTTGTCCGATGTGGCCTGGCGCTGCCGCTGCAGCTCTTCATCAACGACCGCAGAGCGCTTTGCGCTGCCCGGGGTGCGGGTCGCTGCATAGGCGACTCCGCTCGCCAGGGTCGCTTCGGTAACGAGCTTCGCCTTGGGCCCGATGAGGCCAGCGACATCGCTCACCGTGTCAATTAGGCCCGCGGTGACCGGATAGTTTGCTTGCACGCGACTCACTACGTCGCTGGTGTTGCGGATGAGCTTGAACTTCTCGTCGAGCTTTTCCAGGTGGGTTGCCTGGTCGCGAATGCTGGTCTGGTCAAGCTGTCCGGACTTGCTGCCGATGCGGAACCCGAATCCCTGCTCGATGATATCCAGGCCTTCCTCGGCGCTGACCTTCTCCAGGTCCGCGAGCTTCTGATAATTCGTCCTCACCGCAAGATGACCCTCTCGGGCCTGCATGTCTTTGAAGATCTCGTAAATATCGTTGGCCTTGACCTTCTTTTTGGCGTCGACCTTGGTGCCTGAATCGAAGCTCTCGCTGCCGCTAGGGAGGATAATCTTGCCCTTGGTCTCCGCGATGTCGAAGGCCTTGGCGATCTCGGTGAGCGGCCGCAGCCGGCCGTTCTTGAGGATCGGGTCGATGCCGGTGGCCTCTTTGATGCGCTTGCGCGTCTCGGGGTCGGCGAGCTTGGCGAGGTAGTTCTCTGCCCGGTTCACCGTGGTGTTGATATCGCCGTCAATGCCAGGAGAGTCACCGACCTTTTGCAGGAACGCCTGACCCTCGCGGTAGGCCTGCTCCTTGGTTGTGCCGCGCAGCTTCTGCAGCTGGGCGATGACGCCGCCGCCTTTGGTGGCGATCTGGGAGGCTTCCAGCGCGCCCTGCTCGGCGCCTGTGGCCGTGATGCCCTGGATGCGTGCAAATTCCCGGGCACCGGTGATGCCAAGGTTCTTCTGCAGAATCACCTGCGACGAGATGTAATCAGGCACCGCGTCTGGGTCCAGCTGGCTTCCGTAGGCGGCCTTGGCGTACTGCTTGAGCAGCGCCCCATTGTCATCAAGCGCCAGCTCGCGGCCAGCGCTCTTTACGTCCTGGGCCTTGTCGATGCCTTCGACCAGCTTGCTCTGCGGGATGTTGGTGAGCAGCGACGCATCGGCGACGTTCTTGCGGATCTTGGCGAAGGTGGCGTCATCGCCGACCAGGCGCAGCTTGGCCTGCAGCTTGTCAAACTGCGCGTTGAGGTCGAGCGCGTCTTTGGTCGACTCTTCCAGGCCCTTGACCTTCCCGAGCCGCTTCATCGCCTCCAGCGACTCCTTGGCCTTGCCAAAGAGGTTGCTGAGGATCTGCGCCTGCCAGGCGCCATCGCGCAGGGCCTTGACCAGATCCCGGCCGCTCACCGCGATGCCGAGCACCTCCTTGCGGGAAGCGTTGAGCTCCTTGGTCAGCGCCTGGGTTAGCACCGTGGCGTCCCGGGTGGAGACGCCCGCTTGCTTGATCGCCTGCTCGAAGCGCTTGGTGTCCCCGCCGAGGTCCACCAGCACCTTCCGCGCATCGCGCAGGGACAGCACGAGCCGATCGCCGACCTGCTTGCCGGCGGCGCGGATGCTGTTTACAACCGCGTCTGACTCTTTCTTGGTGTCCTGTAGCGCCTTGGCGACGTCGGACTGACCGCGCACCCGGAAGCGGACTTCGATCACAGCCATGGGCTAGCCCTCTAAGTTGACCGGCGGCCAGGCCGGGTCACGGAAGGATAGCGCGATCTGATGCCGGTCTTCATCGGTGATGTCTTCGCCGGGGGTGGCGGCCGCGGTGGGATCGCGCTGCAGAGGCAGGTCGCGGTGATTGGCGTCTAGCAGGAGCTCGTAATAAAAAAGCTGGTCTTCGGTCAGACCGGCGAATCTTCCGAATCGGATGGCACCAGCGTCAGCAAATACGCCAACAGGTCCGGTAGATGTTCTAGCAATAAGCCGTCCATATCGATCGGCCCGTGCTTTTTTTTTAGGATCGTCACGACCTCAGCATAGCGCCGCTGGTCGAGCAGGCGTTTGGCGGTCGTCATCGGGGCGGCCGTTTTGCAGTGCTCTACGTAGCAGCTCCACAGCTGATCGAACATCTCCTCATCCCGCATGGAGTTGCGGAGATGGTCGGCCGAGGAAAAGGCCTGCTCCCCGGTCTGGTCGACCTTGGGCTTTCGCAGGTCCCCCGCATCGTTGAGCTGCACGGCGACCCCCTTGCGGATCGCGTAGCTCAAAAGCCAAAGGCGCTCCCAGCGGACAAAGAGCTGGGTGTCGCCTTGCCTCTTGAGCTGCTCGAGCTTGGCCAGGGCGTTGAGGTAGGCGCTCTCTACCTCGCCGAGCGTGCAGGCCCTGATGGGCACCCACTGACGTTCCGGCTGCCACGGCCAGGGAATCCAGCTCACCAGCATGGTCCCTTGCTTCAGGCCGATGGTCAGCGCCTCTTCCTGCACATCCGCATCGGTGACTGCTATCTGGGCTTGCGTCACCGCTGCGGCCTGCTCGGCGGTTGGGCGGGCGGTCATTTTTCCGTTCATGTGTCCAGGTCCCCGGCGAGCTGCTAGTTGACGTATTTGGCCCGGCCGCAGTGAATGACGACGTCGTTGCTGGCGGTCTTGTTGATACCAAAGGCAGCCTGGGCGCTGGTGATGCGGCCGTTGTACTGGCGGCGCTTGCCGTTGGTGTCGCCGCGCACGTACCCGATGATCTTCAGGTTCTTCTGACCCTGGCAGACCTCGTCCCAGGTGAGGTCATAGTCAGCGGTGGAGATCGGCAGAGCCGACTTGAAGGTCAGCATGTTGTGCACGCTGCCGAGCGCGAAGCCTGCCAGGCCCGGCTTGCCTTCCTCGCCGCCGACCGTATCCACCGGGGTCAGGCCGGGATTGGTCTGGATCTGCACCTCCTGCAGGTTGAAGAGCTGCACAAACTTGCCGCCCTTGACTTGAACGTGAACCTCCATCACGGAGGCAAAATCAATTAGTTCCCCACGGGGCATGGAACTCTCCCTGGTGCTTGGTTGTCAGCGCCGATCAGATCTGGGTGGTCTGCGTGATGTTGATTTCCGCCTGGGCGAACCAGTTGATCACCTGCAGCGGCACGTTGGGGACAAGCATCCGGTCGGGGTTCTGCGGGTGGATCTTGCTCTTGATCAGGCCGCTCTGGATGGCCTTCTCGACCCGCACGATCTGCGCGGCTCCGGCGCGCTGGCGCAGGATGCCGTAGAGGTAGTCATCAAAAAGCCGAGGCGTCATCACGCCCGGGAGCGGCTCATCCTGATCGTCCTCTTCGTCCATCAGCTTGTAGCCGGCAAACGCCGTCGGCCCATCGGTCTGCAGCTCGTCCGCGATCGAGTCGGGCACCAGCACCTGCGTGATGTTGTAGCAGGCGTAGTCTGGGTTCCCCGTGAGGTCCTGGAAGCGCGAGGTGATGGGCCGCACGACGCGGGCCACCGTGGTCTGATTGGCGAACGTCTCGATCGGGCAGGCCCCGATGTTGAGCGCGGCGGCCGCCTCGGTCTGATTGATGCGGTCCGAGTCGAGCACCGGGCCGCGCCAGTTCACCAGCTCGCCGCCAATGAGGTTCGCGCTGATGTCCAGGTCGGTGCCCTTGAGCAGGTAGCAGGCGTACTGCGCCGCGATGCGCGCCGCAGTGGCCTCTGCGTTGCGGCACCAGGCGACCGCCGCCCGGTGGGCGTTGAGCGCCGTGGTGAAGGTCGTGACGGCCCCAAGCGAGCCGGTATGACCGCAGACCAGGATGCCGCGCAGGCCCGAGATGTCGACCGCCCGAGCGTTGACGTTGGCCAGAAACGCCGGCGCACCCGTCGAGGTGTCGGTGCTGTTGTCGGGGCAAACGATGAAGTCGAAGTCGCTGGCCGCGATGGTGGCAAAGGCGTTGGTCGGATCGCCGTCCGTTGTCCCACTCTGCGTACGCGCGATCGCGTAGGTGCTTCCGGTGACGCCGAAGACCGTCCAGCGGATCGTCTGAGCGTTGCCGCGCAGGCCGGCGTGGTTCCACCGGAATGCGCAGGCACCGGAGTTGGGCACCGTCACGATCGAGGTCTGCAGGTCCTTGCGCGTCAGGAAGGCGTTGTAGATGCGCGTCGCCTGCGCAGCCGGCGTCATGCCGCTGTCGATCTCGACGTCGAGGTAGCGCAGGTTGCCCTGCACGTAGAAGCGCAGCACGCCAGCGGTGGCGGAGTTGGTCGTGATGGTGAAGGTGTCGATCGCGAAGTTGGTCGACCCCGCTGGCTGCGGATAGCTGATGCAGCGGATCGTGACATCGCGCGACTGGTCGATGATAGCAGAGACCATGTCGTGGATCTCGGACCCGTAGCCCCAGAGGTTCGCCGCCTCATCGGCCGACAGCACGGGGCCATAGAGCCGGTTGTCGATGGCCATGCCCTGGCCTACGCCGATCGTCTTCTGGTAGCCCATCACGAGGATCTCGCGCCGCAGGCCGCCCGAGGCCTGGGGGCCCTTGCCGAAGGCGACCGAGAGGAACCAGCGGGGATAGCGATTTGAAGCGCTGACAGCCATGGTGCTTACTCCACCTGCTCCAGGTCACCGTCAGCGATGCCGCGGCGGACCAGGACGAAAAGAGGGTCCATAGGGTTATAGGCGACCTCGATGATCATCGGCTCCTCGGTCGATGCGTCGTTGCGGGTGAGGTGCAGCGGCTGACCTTTGACGAACAGATCCCCGGTGTGCTGCAGGCTGCTCTGGTCGGTGTGGTTGTCGCCGAGACGCTCATCGACCCCGGGAGCACCGGCGATCACATGCTCGGCCTTCTCGATGTACTGGCCATCGGTGCCGCGGTGGCACTCTCGCCAGCCGATGAAGCTGATTCCGCCCACGCGCGGACGGGTGGCGCTCGGCAGCAAGATGCCGAGCTTGGCGCGGGCCTTTAGTTTGGTGGCCATTTAGGAGACTCCTGGGACTGTGGGCAGCGTTGAAAAGCGCGACATCAGCGGGGGGCTCAGGCGGGTGTCGGTCAAAGACCCGTCACCGATGCGCGACCTCAAGAAGTATTCCACATAGGCGTGATTGAAGGGCTCAAGATTCAAGCCCAGCGTGAACTCTGTCCGCTGCCAGTAGAACTGGAACTCGAAGCTACCGACGACGGTTGGATACAGAAGATGACCCGCAGGGCCTTTGTATCCATTTTCCGAGGTCCAGGTTTCCCGGCAGATGTCCGAGATGCCAGCGGCCTTGAGCAGTTCCCTATCGGCCCTGCAGCGCTTGATTCCGTCGATGGCGCGGCGGAAGTTCCAGTCAAAGTGCGTGAGCAGCGGCCAGATCCGCTCTGTGTTCTTGTTGGCCTGCAGCACCCAGGCCCACATCACCTTGATGCGGTTGGTCTCCGCCTGCACCGTGAACGGCTGATGCGTGTTGTTGCTGCGCCAGATGGCGAAGAGCGGATAGTTGACCTCGCCCTCTTCCGGTGCGTCGAGGTCCTTGCCGTTCTTCGAGAAGGGATTTGCCCGAAAGACCACGCCGATCGGCTGCGCGTTTTCATCGACGCAGTCAAAGGTGGCGCGGAAGTCGGCCACCCAATTGAGGCACAGCGACGGATATCGCTCGATGTCCCTCCGCTCGGGGGCCAAGTACCCACCCCCCAAGTGGCGCAGCACGATGGCGGCCAGCGCCTCAACGGGGTAGTCGAGCAGGATGCGGGGGGTTCCAGACTGCAGAAATTCTCTGTTCATGACCCGCGGATGATCCCGGTGGATAGCGCCACGTTTGCCCCGCCGAGCCCCTCGAATGTTCCGTTGGTCTCATACGGGTGGTTTTCAAGCTCGTCGCTGTACTCCAGGCGAAAGTGCTTGTACTCGATGTCGAATTTGTCGCCCTCTTCCTTCCGGTTCATGCGGAAGAGAAGCTCAAGGACCTTGTAGCACTTGAGATACCGGAGGGAATCGAGGTTGTTGATGTCGTCTAGCCGCAGCGGAGTCGAGAACTTCTTAAGGTCCCGCACGATCGTCGCCTCGGCAATGACGGCCCATGGGTCGTGCAGCTCGCCGCCCCCGCCGCGGAGGTACGGCAGCAGCTGCTTGCGCTTGGTGGGGATGAGGTTCCCGACGTTGGCGTAGATGTCCTCAAGGTCGGTCCAGGCGCAGGGGATGCGGTTATCGCCGGGCAGGATGGGGTTGCCAGGCTTCCAGCCGCCGCGCCAGATATCCAGGAAGGTGGTGAGCACAAAGCGCAGTTCATCCTCGGATATGACATCGGGGGCGCCGTAGGAGCGGGCCTGAATCTTGCCGATCAGCGCGTCGTCGATATAAAGCGGTGCGGTCATGGGAGAGAGCCTCCAGTGATGCTTTCAAGCGCTGCTTCGGTGGCGGCGTCGATGCGGGCGTTAACCTCTTCTTCGGTCATGGAGGTGCCGATGAAGTGCATGCCTTTGGTGCCGGGGTGGTGGACGATGCGAGCAAAGTGCCTCTCGCCGCCGGCGTCCTGCCAGGCGAGCACGCCTTTCTTGGCGTTTTTGCTCACGAACTTGCCCTTGGCGCTGCGCTGGCGGCCAGCGGCATCCGTGGTGACCCCTACGCCCTTGGCAGCGATGACGTGGGCCTTGGTGTCGTGCTCGACGAAGATCGCGTGATCTGCGTCCGCCCTGACATAGCCCTCCAGGGTGCTGTCCACAAAGCGGCCCTCTATGTTCCCTTCGATCGAGCGGCGCAGGTCTCCCTTTTGGTCTTTAAATGGAGCCTGGCGCGCCCGGTCCGCTCCCTCGGCCATGGTCTCAGCCAGTGCGGTCTCTACAGCAGATGCGAGCTGGTCCATCGCCTTGTCGGCAAAGGCGGCGAACTGCGTCGCGTCCAGGTCGGTGTCCACCATCAGCTTCGGCTTTCGGCTGCAAGGGCAGCGGCAAAGGCTGCCTGCCCGTGCGTGGTCGGAAGCTGGCGCTGCCTGGGCGCTGGGAGCGTGTCGGCGGGCGGCTGGGGAGACTGCTGGGCAGCGGCCGCAGCTTCAGCTGACTCGTCCTTCGGAGCGCTGGTGACGGCCTTTTTGCGCTGCTGCTTCTTCTGCTTCTTGGACAGCCGGGGCGGCTGAGCCTTTGGGTCCGCCGGCGCGCCGCCGCCCTCTTGCTCGCCTCCCTTGTCTTCGGGCTCCTCGCCTTCCTGCTCGCCGTCGGCCCCGTCATCGGCGGCCCCATCGGGTTCTTCTTCTTCCGCCTCGCTGAGATCTCCCTCGGCGGCTGTCGCCGGCGGCTCCCCAGATGGCCGAGGATCGGCGGCCGGCACGGTGTGCTGCTCCTGCTCGGGTGCCGCCGGCCGCGCTCCAGGTGGCTCGGCCAGCGCTTCGGCGGTCTCCGGCTGATCCTGCTCGGCCGGGGCTTCCAGCGGCACGGAGGTCGCCGGCTGGCCGTTTTCCAGCGGCTTGTGCTCTTTGATAAGGTGCTGCAGCCAGGCCTTGCGCAGATCCGGATCGGTCGGCACGCCGGTCTTGGGGTCGATGGGCACCAGCTTGTAGAGCTTGGGCATTGACTTGGCGAGGTTGCGCGCGAGCACGCCCGGCTTGGGCTGACTCAGGTTCAGCGGGTTGCCATCGAAAAAGACGTAGCCGGGATTTCGCGGACCACGGAAGGAGCGGCCCATAAAGACGTACTGCAGCCGGTGCGGGTCCGGAATCTGAGAGATCTGAGGGTGGGTAGAAGGCATGCGCTGAGCATAGCGCAGATGCAGCTGCGGCGCGCAGCACTAGGCGTGCGCGCCGCGGAGGCGGGGACTACACAAACGGATCGTACAGACCTTCGATCATGCTGGCGGCGCCGGAGTCGCCGAGGCTCCAGGCGTGCGCCAGGGTGATGCGGCCGAGGTCGAGATCGGCGTTCTGGGACTTGCCGATCGGCTCCAGCTTCCAGCCGAAGCCGAAGCGGTCCCAGACCATGCCGCCCGGAGGGCCGTTGACGACGCCGATGAAGCCGCCGAAGTCCAGGCCATCACCGACCACCGCCATGGGGTCCAGACACACCGCGAACATCGACAGGCAGGGCTTGCCGCCGATCGACTTGCGCGGGATCTGGTCGCACTTGAGGATCGGGTGGCCGCGGTACATGTGCACCGTGGTGAGGCCGATGTTCTTGAGCATCGGGTCGACGATTTCCTTGAAGACCTCGCCGAACTGCATCTCTTTGATGATGGCGCCGCCGCTCTGCTGCGAGAGGTTGTAGGCCGCCTCAAAGGTCTCGGTGTGCATGACGATCGCGGTGCCCGGGTTGTCGCGATAGACCGGGTGCAGGCGGTTGAGCAGCTCGCCGATCATGCGGAACTCGAAGTTCTGCGGCCCCGGGAGCGTGATCTTCTGCTCCTTCTCGATGAGGTTGATCAGGCCGTCAGGCATCTTGCTCGTGCTGGAGAAGGCGATCGCCGACTCCCCATCGCTGCCCGGGATGGTGCCCACCGTGAAGGTGATGTAGGTGTCGATGTTGCCCGAGTACAGGGTGACCAGGTCACCCGAGTTGACCACCACCTCGGGGCCGTAATCGCTGTCGCCGGGGGCCTTGTAGCTGGCCTTGTTGGTGGCAGCCTTGAACTTGAGGTAGCCGTCGCCGCGGGTCTCGTCGTTGTAGACACCCGGATCGATGGCGCCGCTGATGAAGGTCGAAGGGATGCCGCCGATCGTGCTGAGCGTCGCGGTGTCCAGGTAGCGCCCGTAGATGCTGCTCCCCCAGGCGCTCTGCCCCCAATCAATGATCTTCTGCATCATCTTGGCGAGCATGGGATCGGGCATCCCGTTGACCATGTTGTAGGGGGCGTTGCGGTAGTTATCCCGCAGGGTCCCCGGCACGGCGATCTGCTCGACCGCGAAGCGCAGGTGGGTGCGCAGGTGCACGATGTGCGGGTCGGTGGTGGTGGTGATGCCCGAGCCCGGGGCGATGTACTTGAGCGCCGTGGCGTTGCCGCGCGCCCGGCGGGCGTGGGTGA